AGTCGATTGGAGTTTGCTGGTCCGGAAGTACTTTTTGGGGCATGTCCGCCTCATCCAGAACTTTCGTCTCATGTTTGAGACAGCAGTGGGAATCATTGCTGAATCTGGGGAGTGGACGGAACTCCACGGTTACCTCACGCAATTTGGTGATGATCGCATGGTCGCTGGCGACTATAAGGCTTTCGATAAGCGCATGCCACCCATGGTGGTTGTTGAGGCTTTCCGAATCCTTATTGCCATTGCGGAGAGGAGTGGGAACTTCGAACCGCAGGAGATTCAGACCATGTGGACCATTGCTTTTGACACAGCACACCCTCTTGTCAATTTCTTCGGGGATTGCATCACCTTCTACGGCTCCAACCCATCTGGACAACCCCTCACTGTGATCATCAATTCTTTGGTGAATTCGATTTATGTGAGGTATGCCTACATGGAGGCTGGTGGAGATGTTGCGAGTTTTCGCAAGCACGTGGCGTTGGTTACTTATGGTGACGACAACGCTATGGGCGTGTCTAGGGAGTGTGATTTCTTTAATCACACTGTCCTGGCGGAGAAGCTGGGGCTGGTGGGAATTACCTACACGATGCCGGACAAGGAGAGTGACTCAGTTCCTTTCGTCAACATCTCTCAGGTTTCTTTTCTGAAGAGGTATTGGCGCTGGAGTGAGGAACTCCAGGCGTATTTGGCTCCCCTTGAAGAGGAGTCGATACACAAGATGTTGTGTGTGATGGTTTCCTCCAAGACCATCACCCAGCAAGAGCAGATTGCCGAAATTATTCGGGCTGCTCAGGCATCTTGGTGGCACTATGGCCACGAGGTGTTTGAAGAGAAGACGCGGATGCTCGAGGAGGTGATCACTGAATGTGGTCTCTCTGACTGGTTTGCCGGCGATTCTCGGCGTCTTTTGACGCACGTTGAGTTCGTGAAACGTTTTGAAGCGAATTCTAAGAAATCCGATTGGAAGCTTTAAGCAACCGACGGCGGCTTTGTTCTCAAGTCGTAACCAAAAGAGTCCACATTTCTGTAATATACTTATTTATGATTGATTTTTGTGTCTTTATTTTATTATTTATTGAAGGAAAGAAATGTGAAGTGAGCAGGGGCGTTCCCCCGAAGGACTTTTTAGTCCTGCTGTCAGTTCTGCAGCATGTAAAAACGCACCGTCTTGAACTAATAAGTATATGTTCTATGACGTATTTATCTACTTACTGAAAATACTAATACCGTTTTGGGGAGCGAAAATCCCCACGTTGCCGTCTATAGTGAGGCGGTCGCCAATCCCACGTTGAATCAGCAAACGATTGAATTTGCGGATGGCAATCCAGGAGATGAGGTAACTTTTGCTAGTTCATCCATCTCAACTTTTGATGCTACGGCTCTTGAGGGCATGACACTTGGAGAATTTCTTCAAAGACCTGTTCTGATTGATACTTTCGATTGGGGTGAGGGTGGCTTTGCTGCTCACTCTTTTGACCCATGGACACTTTTCTTTACGGACCCTGCCATTAAAAGGAAAATGGACAATTATGGTTTGGTGCGATGTAAATTGCACTTGAAATTCATGTTGTCCGCTTCTCCTTTTTATTATGGTATGTGTCTAGTGTCTTACAATCCTATGCCG